GCACCAAGAGTATGTAAAATGTAAGAAGATGACTCGTTGCCAAGACTGATATCTTCACGAAGTTTAAGATCGCGCATATAAGTGGTCGCATACAACGGCTCATATAGTTTTGGATCAAGTTTTGTTAACTGATTGATGAAGAAGCTTAACCCGCTATCCATCATTTGTGATTTTGGTTTAGTTACTAAATTTGCCATAATTACCCCTTAATATAAAGTTCTGCAATGTTACTCGCATCTTTTCCATTCACAGCCCACTCAGCGTTAGCCACTACGATTTGGTGTGCAGGTGTTGCATCAACTGTCGCCTCGATATCTCCAATGGCTTTGCCCGTATCAGCAACAACACGAACATAAACAACTCCACCACGAACGGGTGTTCCAACTGTACATAATACTTTTGCGTATCCCCTAGTCATACGACCTTGAACATAAACCGCATTTGGTACTGTTTGATTGAATTGTGCCGCAAGTGTTCCCGTGATATTTGGAACCGAACGAACTAAAAGACCATCTACCGCAGTAGTTGAGCCAGATACATTTTTAAAGACGCCTGTTGTCGCGTCAAAACTTCCAAACTCGCCGTAATTTGTGAAAGATGAGTCAATCGTTACCGTATCGACAAAAGTTTCAAGTGGACGAGATACCGCACCGACAACACCGGCTGGTGTGCCATATACAAAAGCCATTAAGCTCATTATTTACCTCCGAAATGTGCAGCATACTTAGCGTTAAGCTCTGAAATGCTAGGTGTTTTAAATGCTTCATCCGCATAAGCTGAATCGTTGATCGAGATCATAATAGAATCTTTGATGCCATCGTCGTCGTCGTCGTCGTCATCTTTTTGCTCTGTCGCTTCCATCTCTAAAAGCTTGTTGAGTAGTGCTAAGATTTGATCTTCTTTCGTTGGAGTGGCTTCCTCTCCCTCTTCGTCATCGTCTTTTTTAACGCCATCGTCTTTAGATGCAACTTTTGCCTCTAAATCGTCCATACGTTTTATAAGACCATCAAACGCCTCTTTTGCGTCAAATACGCTTTCATCGTCTTTTTTATCATCGTCTTTTTTATCAGCCGAATCAAAGAGAGCAGCGATTTTTTGAAACAGTGTTTCTTTTTCTGTCATTGTTATCTCCTGTCTATCATTTATTGAACATTTAGAGCCGCATCGTCCATTAGCTACAAGCGCTAAGTGATTACCCATTACGTTAATAAGTGTACCAGTCCCATCGCCATTAGGCTTAATGTCAGCCCAATAACCACACGACACCTCACGAAGTCCATTTTTAACTAATCTGATGGATTCTGTTGTAATTATTACTAAATCAGCCACAAGCGTTTGACTTTCTACGTCATAATGGACGTTTTGAATATGTCCGACCGTATGCTCTGAAATGTTATCAGGGTCGAGCATTTCGTTGGGATGTTCTATCGTTATAGACTTACCCTCAAAACTTGCGATTGTTTCTTCACTCGATAATGTCTCTTCATTGTGTCCGATTTGAACTGTCGGACTATTCACGCCCTCAATCTGTCCCGTGTTCTGATATTCCATAAGTCCAACACGAGCTAAAGACACATTTCTGCATATTAAAAAGCCCTCTGGTGTTTCTTCTATATTTTCCGTTATCTTTTCGGCAAAGAACATCATAGCCGCATCTTCGCCCGCTTCTGGTTCGAATGTGTTTAAATTTGATGCCGTCATTCTCAAACTCCTTTTTGAGAATTATAAACTATTGATTAATCTTTGCTTAACACTGGCTCGCTGTAGCATCTGCAATTAACAAACTCTCCAGCGTTCACACTGTTCCCATCGCTTAATGTCGGAGGATTATCATAGTCGCATATCTTCCCGTCCATTTCCAGATGACTGTCCCTTGTATTCTCGTCTTTCATTGTGTGCCAGATATATTTATTTGCGCCTACGTATGTAGCTCTAGCTCGAGTGAAAGTAGCGTTTGCCTTTGCAATTTCTGTACGTGCTATAGTATTGGCTCTTGATGCCGTAATATCTCCGCTCCGTCTTATTTCATCCACAATGTCCGCCGCGCGCATGCCCTCTGTGTGTGCTTTAATCGCCAACTCTTGCGCCCGTTGTCCTGCTTGAAGAGGTAAAGACTTAATGAGCGTTACTTGTTCATTTTGTAGCTTCGTTGCGATCAATCCGTTCATTGATGCAAACCTATCACTTTGTAATTGCTTCGAGAATTTTTTAGCGTTTGCGTTCCACCATTTAGCATTATTCTTATCGACACGATTAATCATATCCATAGCTAACCGTTCAGCAAAAGGGGTGATAGACTCAGAATACTTTTTTAAAAGCTCTTGTAATCCGTGGTGTAGAACTATTTTAATTTGGCCCGTAACTTTGTCTTTCTCGATAATAGTATGATGGTTTATCATATCGCCGACTACGTTAGCTACCTTTCTGAGCTTACGAGAATATTCAGCCTCTAATGCTGTCGGATGCTTTGCACCCATTATTTAGCCCCGATTATATCTTTAGCTTGATTGAGTAGGTCGGCTCTTGACGAGGGCGGATCTTGCTCTGTCTGATTGTATTCAGGAGTTGGCACTTCGTTCTCTGCCTCTTCCAAGTCTTCATCTGTAATATTAGAGAATATGCCCGTGAACTCAGACGACTGTCTAAGCTCTTTTAGTGCAATCTCTCTATTGATTGTTCCATCTGCTAAAGCCATTGAAACAGTTTGAGCAGTTTTGAGAGCGATATCTGCTTTTTCTGTGAGCGATACTTGCCACAATGGATTATATTCTATTGCCATATCGTCTGGCGCGCTTTCTCCGAAGTGTGAAGCATAGAATACGCAAAGAAGCTTTAAGTCATCGTCAACTCTTTGCTCTTGTTGTGCCGATATCATATCATAATAGATTCGAGTATCGCTGTCACCAGTAGCATTTAATCCCGCTGGGCTTTGGCCAAAAAGAATAGGTAATGGAATTCGTTTTGCTCCCGCTACTTGTTGCACGAATTGAAGCATCATAGTATCAAGCCCCGTGAATGAATAACTATCAGTTTGGAAGTTATCCTCGCTATCTAGAAGAGTTATGCCCTCATTATTTTGCATTTCTCGTATATATGAAAATTGCTTGATTAAGTTCTCTTCTTGCTTTCCACCTGCCGCGAGAATTTGTCTTAACCCTTTAACTGCGATTGTTCTTAAATGTGCTCTTGATATAAGATTAGCCGCTCCAAGCGAGACAGATTCAAATGCTACTATTCTATCTATGACATTTTCAAGTACTGATGCTCCCCATAGCATTTCACGCACTGCTTGATAGTGTGGTAGCTTATCCCCAACGAATCTAAATACCCAAGTGTGATGAACTTTTATGTTTAAATCTATAATCGTGTAAAACTCAGGTAGTCCAACATCTCGCCCCGATTGAATTAAGTTTGTCATATCAGGAACTAAACGCCATCTATCATATACGCTTAGACCTCTAAAGCTATTCTGCTTAATGTTTTTGATATCAAACGGCTTTTCGTAGTCCATTCCATCAATAAGCATTAAAGCAATAGCACCTCCGAAGAGACGCCCCCATCGAATACCATCGCTAATGTCTTGCATCAGTCCTCTACGTTGTATCATCGATTTAAACTCGCTCAATCTATCTGGCTCAATCGTCCCTTTGATTGTAAAGCCTGAGCGTGTCATATCTTCGGCGATTCTATCTACTAGAGCTTGACATATCCAATTCCCCCTATGCGCCGCTTCAAGTTGTACACGATTTTGAGTGAGATAGTTAAAATCGAAATACCCTTGAGATAGTTGATTATCCACCTGCCCAAAGCCGAGCTTGCCTACCACATTGCTAAAGCCATCGCTAAATGATTGAGTAGGCTTTACATTATTTCTTTGTCGTCTGTTGTTATTTTTTCGCATAATAAGACCTCAATAATATTTCTAACATTGTAGCAAAACGGCTAAATTATATTTAACCATACATTTATGCCACCTCGAGTTAATGGTTCTAAGGCGTATCTAATTGCGTCAATCCCGTGATTATTAGCGTCGATCAATATTGGTGTAATATCCCCACTCAATTTATCGATTTTATATGAATAACTTCCAAATTCTTTGATTAAGTTTGTACATTTTGGATTAATGACGATATCAAAAGATCTCATAAATTGTATCCCATCCTCTACGCTTCCCTTACCTTTGTGCACTCCTTCACAAAATGGATATCCATTATTTTTTAAATAACTTATCGTCTCAGGTCGTGCGCTATCACATCGAATTACTTTTCTTCTCGCTTCGATATCTGCCTTATCTAATAGATAGTGCAGATCATTTATTTCTGTCTCTATTCCATACGCTTCATTTTCAATATATAGAATTGTCTCATGTACCCAGACTTTTGTAACCGAGTTTGGGTCTTGACTAAACCCGAAGTCCATACCGAGATAAGAGTTCTGCCATCCGAAAGTATCAAGCTCCGCGATTCTATATCTATCCTTAAACACCAAAGCCTCAGATCGTTTTTGGTATTCTCCGAGCCATACGTTGTTAAATGTGTCTGGATTGGTTCTAAGATGCCTTTCTGCTTCGTCTAGAGTTGTTTGCGTTATGAAAGGGTTTTGCTTATAGTTTACGAATGCACAAATAGAATTTTTATGCTCTTCTTTAAAAATCTGCTCAACTGGATCAGTTTCTAATTTAGGGTTCCATGAAAACCATATCTCCGAATTTTCAGCCCTTATCGTTGGAAGCAATAGCTCCATAGAGTGAGCGGATATACTTTGTGCTTCCTCTACCCAAGCAAACCCAAAACCCTCTAAGGATTTTATAGAATCGGCGGTATGATCTTGCATCCCTTGAAATATCATAATCCCTTCGCCGTCTTTTCTCCGTATCTCTGTTTCTGTTATATCGAATAAGTGAGATACATTCATTTTTCTTATTTTTGATAGTACAAGTTTTTTAGCAGAGAATTTGAGAGATTTTTGTATTTCACGAATACATACAAATTGCGCATCTCTGTCGTATACCATTGTTTCTACGGCTAATTCTGCAAAGAAGTGAGATTTACCTGAGC